TACATTAGATCCTTTGTCGTGCGGGAATTTAATTACGGGTATTGCATTTTCGTTAGGCTTGAACTTAACACCTGAAGGCGTCTCATGCATATATCCGTTTACACCGATGTTTTTAAAAACCCCCGTACGCATAATATTGTTACGGTGCTCAGCCAAAGAAGCAGTAGGAAAAACATTCCCAGCTTTTTGAAGAAAGGCTTCTTTAGGGTTAAAAGGGTATTCCGTAACGTGCTTATCAATAACTCCTGCATCTTTACTTGTACGTTTAATATTCTCACGCTTAGCTTCTTCAGCAAGTCTAGCATCCGACTCTAGCGAATTACCAAACTTATCCATAAACCCTACCTTGTTCTTGTAATCAGGAAAGAAAAATCCGCAAGAAGTTCCTTGTGCTCCTTCATCCCAAACGTTATCAAAGGCATGAAGATTGTATGTATCAGGATTGTAGAACATGCTCTCGAAATCGATAGTACCTCCTTCCATATCACCACCCGTACCAAACAAAATCATTTGACCCGTTGTAATACCACCATCTTCAACAGTTGGCTTTGTCGCCATAAACGAATCTTTGAGGTTATCAAACGCTCCACACTCTTCAAAAATTACAAGTGTAGCATCCTTACCCCTCGCAGCATCCGGGTTATCCTTAAATGTAATAGCTTCTACCTCAGACTTGTAGCCACGTTCTACAGGCTGTCCATTTATATATTCGTAAAAGCTAGCGCGTTTATGGTTTTGTTTATCAACCGCTTGACGTCTTTTTGACCAGGCTGTATGCTCGTTAAGAAAGTTCATGTGATCAACGGTCATGGTCATAATACCCTTTGGATATAGGTATTTCTTGTCATGAGCACAGAGCAACGTGTAGCTGCTCTTCATTGTGTTGTATGTGTTGGCAGCAATAGCACTGTTCTTGTAAGAGAACCCCTTACGACGCGCTTTGCCTACAATAAGATGTCTACCTTCGGCACGTGCGGCGTCTAATGCTGTAAAGAATTCAAAATCTCCATCCCAAAAGTCTGGAAAGCTAACAACCTTAGTAGCATTCTTAGTGACTTTCTCATTCCCTAGACGTGTAAGCTTGATCTGGCAGAAATTAAGGTAAAAATAGTGATGACCTGTAACGTGTACACCACCAACAGTGAATCCTTCTCTACATCTGCGTAGTTGTTCTGACCAATACTCGTAATACCCTACAGATCCTGGAGTTTCTGCGCAGTAATACCCATGCTTCATGTAGTGCAGGGCTTCACGTCTAAACTCTTCCGTGTTTACAAACATATTACCACTTTCCTAATGGACATTCAGCAGCAGCTGCCAATGCTTTAGCTGATAATATACACCCACACCCTCTAGTAGGCGCATGTGTTTCTACATGATTGCCCGCTTTGTTAGGGTCACAGCGATTACCGCTACGAATTGGACAGCGATCGCAAATCTGCAAACGCTCGTCAGCCATTTTTCTAATTAAAGGGTCAACACCTGCAACTTTATCAAGTGCAAGCTTACTCCATCCATCAATAATTTGTCCTAGCTTTTTCATTATTCTTCAAATATGCCTTTAGTACCACCACCTTTGATACGTGATTCGTTTGATTGCTCTTTCTTAACCTTTTCTTCTAGGTCAGAAATAGTGTCGATAGCTTTAGGCAGCTTTTCACTGAGGTCAATAAGCTGTGTGACACTTTTTACCACACTGCCGATGTCCACAGGATCCTCCGCATCTTGATCCGTGGCATCAGCAAGTGTTTCATCAATGCGTATTCTCAACGCATCAATAACTTTCGCAGAAGACAATAAGCCTTCGCGTATGGCTATAAGCGATTTAATCGCAGGACTATCTAAGAATGAGATGTACTTAGCAATAGCGTCCTTCATTTCAGAGTCTTCCATCCAACCGGGCTCAAGCTCTAAATCCTTGCGAACTCGCATCTTGCGCTCAGTCTCTGGGTATATAAAATAGGGGCTTTTGTAATCGTAGGCAAAGTAGATGTAAGCTAGCTCTTTAAAGGCTGCTCTCTTCTTACGATCTCGGTCACGCGTAATAATGCGCTTAAACTGTGGTATTACTTTTAACTCCGGCTCAATTATCACCTGAAAGTTTTCTTCTCTGAATAATTGCATTCTTATTGTTTAGCATTTTTAATCTACCAGGCTTAACAGTAAACTTTCCAAGGTATGGCATGCGTACAGTGTCAAACTCTCCACGCTTCATAATCCTCTCAATAAATTGAAACTGCGCTTCGACGCATTTCTCAATCTCCTGCATTGTACCTCCAGATTCTTTTGCTATCTCTCGGTATATCTCCTGTTTCACTTCATTACGCTTCCCCATCCTTGCTGCTTATAAAAAACCTTAGTATCCACTCGTTCTCTTCGCCTAACTCTACTTCATGATTGTACATAAGATCTGCTTCATAAAAAGCATTCTCTTGATGCTTTAAAAAATGAAACATCTCTTCCGTCTCATCTATAGTAAACAAATACTCAATTATGTACTCGTCATGTTCTTGCAAATCGTATTTGTATTGTGACATCGTCAGTTATCTCCCTTATGATAGGATGATAGGTATACCGGTTTTTCTCATCAGGTATAGGAAGTATAACTCCCTTATCCTTTAGCGCCTTCACAAAATTGTTAAGCACTGCAACTGACTTCATCTCGAGTTCCTCAGCAACGTACTTACGTGCAGAAGGAGTAGCTGCGTTTTGTTTATCATATCTAATAAACGCAGCGATCACCTCAATCTCACGATCTGTGAGTTTAAGGATGCCGTTTACTGCTGTTACATAGTCTCTAACTAAGTTTTTACTATTTGTCGGTATTTGTACCAGCCTGTTCATTATACTTCTTCACCTTCTCTATTTTTCTACTCAAACGCTTAGCAAGTAACTGCCTAACGTTCTTTAACAATATAATTACCGTGGCATTCTCTGCCGACCAGTTGTTCTTCTGTAAATAGTAGAACCGGTCGATCAACATCTGTACCACTTCCTCGTTCGTAGTCCCAGGATTAAACTTGCCGTCTGGCGTTTTCTCCGTAAACTTTATAGTTTGGTAGTGCTCCTCGCTTTTAAAATCATATAGCCGGTACACAAAACCTTCTTTTTCCGTCTGCATATCTATGTTGTTATATTTTACTTACTTGATATACAAACAAATATATAGAAAATCTATACCCTTTACTTTTTAAAAGCAAGGGCACCTACCTTATATACACTTTTTACAAGTAGTATCCTAACACAGAGTACTCCTCTACCTGCAAAAGCTCTTGACCCTCAATAAGTACAGGATGCATAATTGCACTTGTCTGCAACAATACTCTCATACCTGCTGAGATGTGGCGACAATCAGGACCTGCAGCAATAACATCTACAGTACCGTCCCAGCTCATACGCTCCTCTTTAATCATAGCGTCAGATTTAAGGATTCCTCCCTCAGTCTTCTCTGCAACTTTTGGCGCCTTGATAAGTAAGGTCGCACCTAATGGAAAATAATTCATTTGTTTTCTAGTATTAATTTGATTTGTTGAATTCGATCTTTCTCGTCCTTCTTAAAGAAGTACTCAGGATTTACAGTGTAGCTCCCACGATGATCACGTGTAATGATCAAGTTCTTCTTGACCAACGTCTGAAACGCTTTCTTCACTGTATTATGTGTGTAGGATATATCCCCACCAGTAGCCCTTTCTATGAGGCTGATAAAATCTTCTCGAATCTTGGTGTTAGATTGCACCACATTTGCACCATCCATTCGTTGAATCAAAAACTCTAGCAAATCTCTAGAGCTGGCATTCAACCCTGCAAGTAAAAATATGGCACTGTGGTAATGCTTGGTAAACAACGTACCGACTTTTGCATACCCATGTATTGGTCTGTGGATGCCATCAGTTAACGCCCACTCCTTAATGTACGTAATGTTGACTTCCTTCTTCATACCAAGTCTACTTCTAAAACTACAATCTCTCCGTCTGACTCTTGCTGTATCTCTACAACAACTCCAGCCTTCTTATTTACAAATACTGTAAGAAACCTTACTTCTTCTAAATCCTTTGTAAAGCCTATTGCTTTATACTGTCTATCCCACATAGTTCATTTTTTTGGCACTTAAAGTGTACCCTACGTACACTACAAGTATACGACAAAATACACTAACTATAAAACACTACCCAAACAATTTGGAATTCCATTTCTTATTCCTTACATTCTTTGCAAATCAGACTTAGTGTACTCTCCGTACCCTTCAAGTGTACGCCACGTACACTAACTTTTACCACATCTCCCACACACTCAACAACTTAACCTCTTTTTCTAGTCTATACGCATTCTGTAGCAATGGCGTTAGCCTACTTACACCTACTTACACCTACATTAACCGTGGTAAAAGGGGGATGCAAAAAAAATTTTTTAAAAAATATCCGGGAGTGTGAATTCGAGTACCACCTTAAACAAACGACCCCGGCTACAGTTGGAGCATCGGATCCCCCGGTGCCATTTAACTTTAAAGTAAACGTCTATGACAACTTTGAAAGTAATTGCTCTATCAAAGAGCGAAAAGTCTGCGCTGGTATCACAGGATATCGCTATTCCCGGAACTCCATTCGTTACGTCTGTAACCGGTAATCTTGCTCTCGATGCGTCTCAGGATACTCCTGATTTGGGTACTGTGTTCTCAGTACCTGATGGGTTCGACATCGATACTGAGACTCGTGTTACCGAGGATGGTAAAGAGTTCGTTTGGTTCAAGATTAAGCCTGCGGTAATCAACAACATGAGTAAGCTTCCAGCTTAATCGTAATGGTCGCATCCTTCGGGGTGCGTCCTTTTTTTCTACGTGGTAAGTAGCGCACTTGCCCCACTCAGCATGTGAGTGTACCCAACACATGCAGCGTCAACCGGCTTAACGGTACGATGAGGGTAAGCAGTCCTCTCTTTATTAATCAATCTCTCTTCATACTATGGAAACTATCCTACGTTCTTTATGTCGTCACCTTGTGTTTATGGCGATGACTTTTGCATTCCTCTACATTGTAGTGGTAACATTCTCTGCACCTATCAACTTCACTACTTGGGGACTTGATGGTCGCATAATCTTTTCATGTCTTGCTCATGTTAGTGCGATGTTTATACACGCCT